ATTTCTCTAGTCGGAAGTAGACTGCAACTGCAAGCCATTATCAAGACCATCAACATCACTGCTGATTTGCTCAATGTTTTCCATGATATGCTTTGTACCATTATTTATTTTCCTCTCCATTTTTACTGGGTCTGCTAGTATCTCAGATGCTAACTGATAGTTTTGTATAAACTGTGTATACCTATTTAATTCTTTTTGTGCAGCTTGACTCTTGACAGTAAGCTCTTGTAACTGTTTTGTCTGCATTTCAAAGTCTGCTTGCATTGTTGCAATAGCTTCTTCTTGTGTGGCAACTGCACCCTCTAAAGCTGCGTTATTTGCACTCAGTATTTGATTTTGACTATGAAAATAATAAGTTGCTAAACCTAGCATGATAATAATTCCAATTAGAATCTGTTGCATTACATATCCTCAATGATGTAATTAAGTCCGCCTGCACTTCTATACTCTATAACTTTATTGTCTAAATTGCGAAATTTAAGGTGATTTTCTTTTTGCACTAAAATCTTTTTGCTGATGTAAACCTTATCGTCTGCATCTCCATATTCCTTGTTGAAAGATACTCTTATTTGGTAGCGTTGAACAAATAGGCTAATAATCCAGTCAATAAATTTTTTTATTTCCATGTAAATATTTTTAGTGCTTCTGCTTTTCCTTTGACCATTATAGGCTCTAAGGGTTGCAAATGGTATCCGCAGTAGGCTTCTGTTTGCTCACCAATAAGAAGATCAACACCTCTTTCTTTTGTTGCACTTTCTAGCCTAGCTGCTGTATTAACTGCATCACCAATAGCCGTATAATCAAATCTGTTTTCACTACCCATGTTGCCTATAATCGCTTCTCCTGAATTGATGCCTATTCCTATAGCTATACTTGGCAAACCTTCTTGGTCAAGTTCTTTATTAACAGCTTTAATGTTCTCAATAATATCTAAGGCACAATCTACAGCTACCCTACTGTGATTTTGCAAGTCTAAGGGAGCATTGAATATAGCCATCATTGCATCACCTATGTACTTATCAACCATGCCATCATGCTTCTGTACTGCAATTTGCTGTGCAGTTAAAACTTTATTCATTATGTATGTAACTTGTTCAGGCGATACTGATTCTGATAGTGATGTAAAACCTCTGAGATCAGTAAACAAGAATGTGCAGGTTCTTTTTTCTCCGCCTAGTTTTAATAGATCAGGATTCTTTTGTAATTGTTTTACTTGTCTAGGGTCAAGGTAATGCTCAAACTGTTTTTTTATCTGTTGTCTGAGTTTGTATTGTTCTCTAAATCGCATATAGAAAGCCACACTGCCGATAACAAACTGACTGATTAATGACCAACTAACATCAACCAATAAGCCCCTGTGGATAAGTGCATATCCTGTATAAGCTGTTGATATAAATATTAATAAAGCTGTGAATAAGCCTAAAGTAATACCAAGATAATTTAAGGCAAGCCATACAAGCGCACCTGACAACAAGAAAATACCTAGCTCTAAAGATATAGACCAATCAGGTATGTACAAAGAATCTTCTAGCAATATTGACTCAGACAAAGCTGCTTGTATTTTATGAGGTTCTAACAATCCTGCAGGAGTTGCAATTTGTGGCATGACACCACGAGCAGTGACACCTACAAAAACAAACTTGCCCTCAACATCCATCTCTTGCAATGTAGTTTGTGGTGTGTCTACCCAACTAATCCATTGTCTGCCGTACTTATCTAGCTTAGTGGGTGGCAATCCTCTGACTGCTATTTCTTCTATCCCTAATGCAGAGCCTTTAATTATGTATGTCTCTTGTTGCGCCAAAGTTTTTAAAACCTCAGTACCAAAAGATGCTACCCATCCATCAGGTGTTTGCATAAGCAAAGGTATTTGTTTGACCAAGTTATCAACCTCGGTTGGTGCAGATGCTATGCCCTGTGCTGCTATGACTCTCAGCATGGGTATGTTTTGCGTAACACCAGTGGCTTCTATACCAGTTATATCGTCACCAAGTATGACCGTTCCTGTAGTGGGAGGATATTCACCACTTTCACTTTCAAACATAGCTAAGACTGATGGCGCATATCTAAGGCTTGTAGCAAAAGAACTGTCACCACCAAATCTATCTTTATCTGCAAAAGCGATAACCCATCCGACACCCAATGCGCCATTTTCTACCAACTCTTGTTGTATTTCGGCAAGTCTTTTTCTAGGAAATGGATAGCCACCTTCTGCTCTAACATCCTGATCAGTAATATTTAGAACAGTAAAGAAACCAGTAGGTTCTTTTTTTGGTACTAAATAATCAAAGGTCTTAAGCTTTAATGTTTCATAAGGCGAAACAGAATAGTACAAAGGTAATCCAAGTAAGATTATAAGTATTGGAAATATTAACTTCTTCATTAATCACTTTGAGTTATAGTAATATTGCTACTACTGCCACCGTTTATCAAAACAGTTTTACTAACCCCATTTTGTATTATTATTACAGTATAGCTTCCACTTCCGTCTAAATTCAACCTTGCATTGTCATTGCCAGTTCGCATAAGCGTAACTATTTGCCCTGTAATAAATGTGGTGATACCTGTTTCTGTGTCTTGACCTATCTTAGTACCAGTAATTTTTATAGAAGTTGCATCCTGTGCCACTGCATCTTCTTGTTTGCCAACTGCCAGTGAATCTATTATGTCTAACAAGTCCTCTAAGAAATTGCCGTCAAGATAATTTATATCCAGTTCTGTAAATTGTATGTCTGCTTCATTATCAAGATATTCTTCAGAAAGAAAGTCAACATCAAGATCGTTAAAGTCCAAGTAGCTAGATGACTTGCTAGAGTCCTGTTGTGTTTCTTCGGTAACCTTTTCTTCAGGTGGTTTAACAATAAGCATATTGTCAATAATGTCTAAGGTAAGGTCTAAAATGACTGGTTTGCTAGGCGAACTCTCAAATACTGACACAGTTGTAGCTTCAAAGGGCTTAGTCAAACGCACTGTGCCTGTCGCTGTGGCTACTTCTATCATGCCACTAGATAATCCCATAGAATCAGGCAATAAAATGATTAGAGAGCGCCCTAGCTCGTCTACTGTTGCGGTAAAATCAGTTCCCAGTATTGCAATGTTTGCTGTTGGTGTCTTTAGCTTTATGTTTTTCTTGTCTATCTTGCTTAATTTGCCTGTGATAAACCTTGCCGTACCGACACCAAAGGTCAGCGCCATTTTAGATTTGCTTGGGTCAGCATTGTAGATGTATTCATCAACAATGAGCTTTGAGTGTTCTGTCAGCCTGACCGTAGAATCATCAAGAAAAGTAATAGCCATTCTGCCGTTTGATGTTACGGCTTGATCATTTTGTTGGATTGCAAACTTTAGGTCTGCATCATAAGGCTTGTCTCTTACGACTTGTGCGTTGCCTGTTAGTTCAGATATATCGCCAATGTTAACAGCCTGTGCTTGTACCTTGGTCGTTTTGAATGACACAGACAGTACCGCTAGAGCCAACAGAAGTAACTCTGAGCCAGTCATTATCTTGCGTACTGTGTTGTTGAATATTAAAAGTCCTACTACCACCAGTGTGATCAAGATTAAAATATCCACCTGCATATCCATCTCCGTCAAAGGTTACAGTATTATCTGAGCCATCTATATCCATCATGTTAGTTCCACCGTCATAGTCAATGGCTGATGTAATAGTATTATTACTGCCTTGAATAGTCCAATCAAGGTCAAGTGTGGCAGCTAAAGCTGAAACTGCATGATTTAATGTAAAGGTATTACCTGAACCAGTAACTTGAACATTAACATTAGAATTATCTGCACCATAGGTATTTGTTGGGTCAGTCTGCATATTAAATGTGTTAGTGTCACCAGTAAATTCAAAAAAACCAGTGTAAGAATCAGCGTAGATATCGCCTAGAAATTTATTAGTGTTGCCTATTTGATTGATGTCTAATGTCATACTTGCACCGTCAAGGTCTAAGGCTGTCATGCTTCCTGCTGCTGCAGTAGAACCACCAATAATATTACCTGAACCAAGTTGCTCAACATCTATGTTAGCTGTAGCACCTGATTGATCAACATATATCTCATTATCTGCAGCGTTTGCTAGCATTGGGATAATAAGAAAAATATAAAAATATTTATTCATTTCCAAAATCCTCGCTCATAACCAATGTTAATGAGTTCCAATACTGCACTCTCAATTGCCTTGCTTAAAGCAATAGTGGTTGACTCATTGTAGGTCACACCGAACTCTAATTCAACTAGCTCTGTTCCTAGTTCTATAAAACGGAATACATCATCACTGTTTGCGTAGCTAAATATAGTTTTTTGTGCCAGTACCTCTACCAGTATTTCACCTGTAGCGGTAGAAACCATCCGTAGACTTACATTGACCATGTCCTCACGGTAAGAGACAGTCTTGCCAATACCTAAATATCTAGCACCGCCACCGCCAGTTCTAACATTAGAGTCGTAAGATATTACTGCGCCTTCTAATATTAATCCTGCAAAAAGCAAAGGCTGTATATCAGCCTGATCAAATTCTTTTCTAGCAGATCGTATGAGTTGTCGCTCTTTAGTAAGATTGTCCAGTCCTACCCTTTCAACTACTCTAAAAAAATCACCGTTTCCTGCGTGTTTCAATGCCCTTAGTAACAGTGAGTTAGGTGCTTGTGTTATAGCGGTAGAAAAAAGAGCAAACTCACTGTTGCTTTTTCTTTGTCCTGTCTGATCTGTAAAGCTATTAGGGTAAACCGCTATGATTGGCTTTCTTTTAGGCAATGCAACATTCTTCAGTTCTTCAGACTGAATATCTAAAATGCTTGCGTATTTGGTTTCTTTATTTAAAAAGTTTTTAGCTAATTGTTTTTCAACTTGTATTGAAGCACAGCTAGAAAGTAAAAGAACCAATAGGCAGAGTGATTTCTGTAGTATTGCCGTCTGCATCTGTAACTATAAGTGTTATATATTCTCCGTCAGATTCATAAGTAATTGTATTACCCTCTAATTCAATAGTACCTTCTGTACTTGCAGTTTCTCCAAACAGATTATCTACCAGTTGCCTAGATAGCTGTGCGTATATACGACTTTCTAAATTTCTTATAAACCTTGCAAGCGTTGTGTTGTCTGCTTCTCTTGCTAATTCTTCTTGATAAGCCTTTATTTCGTCTTTAATTGATTTTTTTCTATTAAACTCTTGATTCTCTGCTGTGAAATAATGAGAGCTTGTGTTGTTACCACTGAAGCTCGGACTCTTAAACTTGTGAGTCATCTGATCTGCTTGAATGCTTAACGACAATACCAATGTAATTAATATACCCATCAAGCCAAATGCTATTAATTGATCGTTACTTAGTTTCCTCATTGTCTTTTAATTTTAAAACTGTATTTACTTTCTGTTGTAATCGTATCATATCTTGGTCTAACAGCCTTAATTGATCAGTCAGCCTAATAATAGTCTTTTGCATTTCTGCTACTGCAGGGTCAATGGTTTTAGTTATTGTTATCCAAACATAGTAAACAAAGTAGCCCAAGCCAACGACCATGACTGTAGTGAAACCAAACTTATCTATTACTGCAACTATATCCATTAATCACGCCTAGCATCTATCTTGCCGTCCTCTACAAAGTTCTCTGCCCTTGCAATGCGATCTAGGTCAGGTGGCAGATTTAATGCACTAGAAACGCTTGTATCAATTCGTATCATGTCGTTGTTCATTATTGATGCCCTTGTAATAAGCATTTTTGCAATGCCCTCTACGGTCTTAATCTTGTTAACTAATCCGTTCATCATCTGTTGCATGATTAGGAATATAAAGTAACCCATAACTAAGCCACTAGCTATCGGCAACCCAACTTCTTCAATTAATGTAAACGCATCCATTTGGATTTTTACTTATCTTCTTCTCCCTTAAAGCCTTTGCTTTGTCCTGACTTACCTGAGTAGACACCGAACACTACACCCATTGCACCAACCACCACAGATACCAGTGCTGATTGCTCTAAATTGGGTTCAGGCAAGTTCATAAACCATATAACTGACTCATACATAAGGTAGATGTAGACCACTACAAATATTCTTGGGAATATGCGCCATGAGTCTACTGCCCTTGCTAGGTGTATGACCTTCTGCCAAGGGTTCACATTGGTTTCATCTTCCAGTTCTCTGATCTTATCTTTAAGCTGACCGATCTCCTCAATCATACCCATGAATTTTTGCAAATCCATCTCTACTTCGTTTCTATCCATGTCTCCGCTAAATCTTCCGTCTTGTTGCATAATCTACTCCTATGATGGTGGTGTTGGAAAAACTACATCAGAATACTCATCATCATCCGTGTAGCTACTTGGTAAATCTCTAAGTGC